GCGATATGACGCGCCGCACCGCAGCACTTGATTTCGACCAGGCCATCATCTCCGATCAGTCCGTCAGGCGACGCGCCTGTCATCGCGATAACAGGGTGCGGCACGAATCCCGTCTCGACCACCGTGTTGCCGCTGACGAACGAGTAAGCCTCGCGCGCCAAGGGCTCTAGATCGGTGCCGCGCTGCATAGCCGCAGACGTGAACCCTTCGGCCCGTCGCCCGGTAAGGCGCTCTGCCACCAATTCCGCGGCATAGTTCGCGCGGCTGGCGGATGGGCCGCTTTTCGTCTTGGCTAGCACGTCTGCGACGCGGGAGGCCGTTACCTTGCCAAGCCGTTCGCCGAACCATTCTTCGGTGCGCTGGATGTCAGTCATGCCATCGTTACTCCAAAATCGCTAATGCGGTCTTGGGCGAGCCCATCAGCACGCATGAGCCAGTCGTCGAGAAAGCGTTGATGCTGCTCAAGGATCGCGGAAAGGTTGTTTACGGCGTGCGTAAAGCTGTCCGCCGCCGCCTGCATGTTGTGCGATGCGCGGGAGACCTCTTCCGATCCGAGCAAGGTGATGTATTGGCTCATGCCGCCTCCGCCATTTCTTGCGGCATCTTGGCTGCCACGTCCTTCTTCAGTTTCTTGACCAGCGCATCGTATGCGGTCGCCGGCAGTTCGGGCAGGCTGCCGATCTTGAAGAATGTGCAAAGGTTTTTCAGGTCCGTCCCGGCCTGCGATGTGAGAGTCTGAAGGGTCGCGAGCTGATCGTCGGTGATGCGGTCGGGCTGGGCCCCGCGCTGCATCGTGCCGGTATCGTGAGCGTCGATGTCCTCGCTCTTGTCCCCGGTGGGGATCTGGAAGGTGGCGCGCAAAAACTGCTTCAGAACGTAGGACTGACCAGCGCCGAAAGCCTGGCTACCCATATTCGACGGAACCATGATCGAGCGATGATAGGGGCCGTCCTTTTCGCCCTCGCACTTCAGCCAGATGGCGAAACGCATCCGAAGACCAGCAACCCGCCCCGACTTGGTGGCGAAGAACTCGTCAATGACTTCGAATTCCTCTTCATCCATGATGACATTCAAGCCTGCGTCGCCGCACAGCTTGCCGGTCATTTCGAGGAAGTCGTCGATCCCGGCGAAATTGTATCCGCCGTGCTGATTGCGTTCGCCCTTGCTGAGGCGCTTCACAGCCTTCGTCACCTTGGCGACGGCTTCGTCCACCTTACTCATTTCGAAACCTCAGGGAGCGTACCGGCTTCGACGGTAGAGGCTCGCTTGCCATGCTCATCAGGAGCCGAAGCGGCGGGAAAACGGGTGGCGTTCATTTGCCGATCGCCATCAAGCCAAGTAGTGCTGTGCAGAGCATGACCACTGCGATGCTCCAGCCGAACACGTTGAAGTTGACCATTGGCCGGGGTGCCCAGGCATACTGATCCAGATCGCGCATTGCTTGGTGGCGGGTGACGGAGGGGTCTCGCCAGTCCATTGGTGGGCGGCGGTTCATGACAGCGTCTCCCCTTGCGGGGCCGCGCTTTCGCCCTTCGGGTCGAGCCCTTCGGTCTCGCCGGTTCCCGCTTCAATCGCTGACGCGTTTTCGGAAGTTAGGCAGGACACGGCCCATGCGCGCATCCGGCGCCAGCGTTCCTCAGGGCTCTCGCGCCAGCGCCACTCGTCATTCATGTATTCGATTTCGCGAACGAGCGGCGATGCGATGCCAAAGGCGCTCGCGATACGGTCGGGGTCTTCAGGATCGAGCTTGCTCATATCGACGCCACGCCGCACGCCAACGCTACCGATGGCGCAGACATTGCCCGCATCTTCGAGTTCGTGCGCGATCAGCCTCTTTTCAGCCATGGCATCAAGCGACGCGATAAGCTCAAGAAGGAAGGACTGCCCGCGCTTGCCCTTGATCGAGCTTGCAACAGCACCGCGCCAACGGATCAACGACCAGTTATCTAGGTCGCCATCTTCACAGTAACCAGATCGGCCCATTATAGTTCTCCCGCAAAAGGGATCGAAGCCCGGAGGGATGAAACGCGAAGCGGTTCAGTCGAAGACGAGAGCCCGGTCGCGCAGCGATTTGCCCTATTCTTTGCAAACCTCGTCTCCATAAGATCCACCTCCCTATCCAACTCCCTACGAAGCTGATCAAAGGGCTTAATCTCCACACGGAGGTTTGTTGGATGCGCTGTCATGCGGACACCTCCTCGACACGCGAGTAAAAGGTGATCGTCGGCTCCGGCACTACGGAGACCTTGAACAGGCCACCAAGATGGTTGCGCACCATCACGGTCATTTCGTAGTCGAACGGCTCTTCGTGATAGGACCGCTCGACGTAATCGCGACCAGCTTCCTCGTGATCGTAAGCAACCAGGAGGTGAGCGTATTCCTCGTCTTCGCCCAAGTCGGGGCACCAGACGTTGTAAGTTTCCTTGCTCATGCCGCCAAGTCCTCATTATCAATGAAGAAGTATCCGCGCCCATGAGGAACGGCCCTTGTCAGGTCGGCCGCCTCAACATGCCGGCAGATATCGTCTATTGCGTCCCTGTTGCCGGGCTGACCTGCACCGGGTGCAAGGATCTCCAGGGCCATGTCGGTTTCGTTCTCGACCAGATGGCGGAACCGTATTGCATGGCGCTTGGCTTGCTCGACCGACCAAGGCTGATCGCTCTCGGCAATCACGCGCTCTAGGCGGGCTTGCTGGCCGCGTAGGAATATCCGGAGCGGGGTTTCGGAGATGTAGGGGTGGTTCAAGCGAGCCTCCCCAAGCTAAGCGCCACCATCTCACTGTTTTCAGTGTTAAGGGCGGTGTGGGCGGAAGCGATGAAGGTCTGGGCGTTATCGATGGCCGGTCGAGCGATCTGTTCGACTTCCGAAACCATGACGCCCAACTCAAGCGCTAAGGTCTGGTTGATATCTCCGGGAAGGATGGCGCGCATGTCCTCGCGGTCACGCAAGCGCAGGACCGCAGCCTCCAGCGCATCCACCAGCTCACCCAGAATATCAGCGACAGTCGCGGGGGTTTGCGCGGTCATGCTGACAGACCTGCAAAGCGAGGGGCGGCCGGGTAAGCCTCAGCCACTGCATTCTGCCAAAGCGGCGTATTGAGGCCAGCGGCACAAACGGCAGTCCGACGCGCGTGCTTCTGATCTCGCGACGGATAGCGCGCAACGATCAGAATGGCGGCTTGGGGGTGGGCCTTGACCCGATCATTGGCCTCAAGCCAGCGCGGACCGTAATAACGCTCTAGACCGTGAACCACCTGACTTACTCCCTATCCCACCGTCTCCTCTGCCGTTGGGCAGGGACGTGGGGTGTTGGGAGAAGCATTAGTGCGGGATGTATCCCGCGTCAACAACAAAATGCGGGACGTATCCCGCTAGGCGTAATCGCGGTATTTCTGGTAGGCACCGATCACGATAGCGATCACTCGGGTTTCCGCGTCAACGTGGTGGGCGGCGTCGAGTCGGCCGATAGGGATGGCCTCGGAAAATTCCGGTCGGCTGGAACGGGCGCGCAGAACGAAGCCGTCTCCGTCTTTCTCAAGGGCTTTGCAGGTTGTTTCGCGCAGATCGCCTCGCTGGCGTTCCACGATCACGTAATCACCGGCCTCTGGCGTCACGCCGCTGCTGATCACATCAAGGCAGTCGAGATAGGTGCCAGGCGCGAACACCTTGTCCATCGAAAATCCCTCCACCTCTAAAGCATATCGCTTGGTGCCGGCTTTGGTAGGGCGATGGGTCTCGATCGTAGTCGAATACTCCTCATCGAATACCAGCGGCTCGCGCCAAACTCCCGCTTCTACTTTGCCAATCAAGGGGATTTCGGTCGATGTTACCTGTGGCTTCGGATCACTGTTCGGAATGAATGTGCTGAGAGGAAGTTCCAGCGCCTGCGCAAGGCCAACCACTGAATCCACCTCCGGCTTCCTGCTCTTTCCGGATATGATATCCCTCACGCCGTCAGGGCCCATCCCGGCGGCTAGTGAAAGCGCGCGACGGCTCCATTTCTTGTCCGGACCCGTAGCCGCGATCAGCTCCCGTTTAAGGGCTGTTAGGTCAATTGCGCGCTGCTCAGTCATCAACGCGCTTATCGACGGGCGGGGCGTATCCCGCAATATCGGGACATATCCCTCATAGGGGCTTGACGTGCGGGATGTATCCCGCGCATATAGGCCATTATGGTTCAGCATCCGCTATTAGCCGACATCGACGCGTTTCTTGAGACGCACAAGATGGCCGAAAGCACATTCGGTCGCGAGGCCGTGAAGGATTGGGCCTTTGTTCGCGATCTGCGCGGCCACAAAGGGAAGGTCCGCAGGGTCTGGCCCGAGACAGAAGCCAAGGTCCGCCGCTTCATGGCAACGTATCGTCCGCAGGACGTGGCGGCATGAGCGTCTATTTCATCCGCCCGATCGGAATGGCTGGCCCGGTTAAGATCGGCACGAGCCGTAGCCCGGACAAGCGCCTCACGACGTTGGCCACCTGGAGCCCGTTTCCGCTTGAGATCGTGTGCTCGATCGAGGGTGGCTACCGCCTCGAACAGCAATTTCACACTAAGTTCTTCGACCTGCATATCAACCGGGAATGGTTCCGCTGGACTCCGGAACTTGAGCTTACGATGCAATCGATCATCGCGGGCACGTTCGATTATGCGTCCCTCCCAGAAGGGCGCGAGGGCGTCCGCAAGAAGGCCATCCACAAGGATATGTCCTTCGCCACGCCCGGCTTTCGGTATGCGCGCAGCGTCCAGCAGCGGCTTCTGCTTTTGCGGCGCAATCATGGAATGCCTTGGAGGGAGCCTGGCGAGATGGGGCTTTCTTACTCCAACTATGGATGGCGCTTTCTGACGGATGTCGAAGTGGAAGCGCACAAGGCGGAGATCGAGCCTAAGATCGCCGCCCTTAAGGCTAAGTACGCCGGTCAAACACGCGCCTCCCAGGCCGCCGCAGCATGAGCGCCTGCTACCTCACAGAAACGCGCGAGATCGGCCGTCGCCAGTGGCTGACGACCCAAACGCCCTTGCGCTTCATCCCCCTTCAAGAGCTTCACCGCGGCTCCCCCATGTTCGCGGCTGAAGCGGTCCCGGCGGTTGTGACTAAGCCTCCGGTCGCCGGGACCGATAGTTTGCAGGTGCGGGGATGAGCCCCGTCATTCATCACGGCACGCCGATGACGCCACGGTCCGCGCTGGAAGCGATGGCCGGGCGCGCCTTTTGCGTAAGCTTCTACCGCCCCGATGATGTCGAGACGGTTGAGAAGATCAGCCCGAAAATCATGTACGACAATGGCGCTTTTTCGTTCTGGAAACAGGCGATGCGCGCCGGAGCGGAATGGGATGAGGCCGAACGTGATTGGCGCCCCTATTATGATTGGCTCGACGTGCGCCTTTGGGAGGATGGCCGCTGGGCGGTAATCCCCGACCGGCCCGGTGCGCCTTCCCAGCTCAACGATGCGCTCCTGAAGGAGTGGCCGTTCGGTACTGAGCGCGGCGTACCGCTGTGGCACATGGACGGCCCGATCAGCCGTCTTGGCAAGCTGTGCGACCGCTTTGACCGGGTTGCCCTTGGTTGGATCGGAGACCCTAAAAAAGAGCCGGTCGGCTGCGATGCCTACCGTCGCCGCATGGACGAGGTTTCTGGTTTGCTGGGCAGTTCCTGGCACCCCATCCACATGATGCGCGGGGTCGCAGTCGCGCGCGATTATCCCTTTCGTCAGCGCCGACAGCACTTCGCTCGCGCAAAACGGCCATCGATACGATTGGCAAGATCGCCAGCCCGACATGTTCATACCGTCCGCTCCTTGGGCTGGTCGCCGCAGGTACGCCGACCGGCTGGAAGGTCGGTAGCATGATCGAGGACAACGACTTCTGGGGTGACAACGAGCGCACCGCGAAGGGCGCTTTCGTCCAGTTCGCCGCCTGCGCTCTCGTCTGGCTCCTCCAGCCTTTCAGCCTCCTCACGCGCCTTTGCCAGCGTAGTCGCCCTGAGGACGACGCGCAGAACATGGGCGCTGAGTGGCAGGGCGAGGCGAGTTTCATGGGTCATTACGGGGAGGGCTCTAAGTGAGCAGTTGCAGCAATTCTGCCCAAAATGGGGCGATTGTTTCGGACGAACGCATGCGGAACGTTCTGCGCGAGCAGATCAAGCTTTCCCTGCACATCGACCGGACTGAAACCCGCCAGACGCTCTCCGACAAGAGCGGGGTCAATATCTACCAGATTGACGCGATCCTGTCGCGCGATCCGGCCAAGCATCGCCCGCTACACGCCAACGAAGCGCTATCCATCGCATTCGTTCTCGGCGACCGTGCCGTGCAAGCGCTCATGGCACTGATCGGGTACGCGGCGACATCGCTTGATGACGCTGAGGCGCATGGCCCGGCGATGGTCGCGGTCGAATTGATGGAGAACGTGGCGCGTTTCGCTCGCTGCGCCGCCGACAACATCATCGACCATACCGAGAAGCCGACCACGACCGAGGCGGCGGATAACGTCATCAATCTAGCGCTGCCTTACTCAAGCAGGAAGGCGCAGGCATGATCCCCGCAATCTACGAAATAGCACCCCTAGCCGTACTTGCGGGGACGACGCTGTACTGTGCTTGGCGGTGGCGGAAAGCTTCCCACGCGCTCGACGTGTCACGCGATATGGCGGCGTATCAGGAGAACGAGAAGGAAATTTACCTTCGCGCCTACAAAGACACGAAGGCGAAATATTATCGCGCTCATACAGCTCTCGACGCTGCCGATTTGGTTATTGCAGAGCAGCGTAACCGGATGATCGACGCCGAAGACCGCCTCCGCAAGATCGAACAGCAAAGGCACCTCTCCGCCAAACACGCCCGAGCAGCACAGCTCGCAAAACAACGTCAAGCCATCCTCGACAAAGCAGGACAACTCCTTCCTCCCAAGATGGAGAAGGCGGCGTGAGCAACCACAACGTCAAGCGCTGCGTAGGCTGCGGCGTTCCTTTTCGCCGGCCAACGGGGGATGCAAGGATAACGGATCAGCGGTGGGCATCCCGTCGTTATTGTGGCCCGGACTGTGGCTTTGCCCACGGCAACAAGCACGCGAAAAACGGCGCACGTCCTCAAGACGACGCAGCAAAGCTCAACGCTGTGATGGCCAGTCAGGCGCTTCTGATCCGCTCGATCCAGTACGGCCTTAAACACGATAGCGACTTGGGCATGGGATATCATGCCTTCATGGATCGCGCCCGGGAACTGGGGCTGGCGGCATGATCCAGTTGCCATGGTTTCCGAACGAACTGCGTCCGAACGCGCGCCCGCATTATATGGCGAAGGCGCGCGCGACGAAGAAAGCGCGCCAATGGGCTTTCCTGGCCACCAAGGCTGCTGAGATATTCCCGCCTCGGGATGGGCTGATCAGGCTTATCGTGGGCTATTATCCGAAGACCCGCAACGCGCTTGACGTGGACAACTGCGTCGCGGCGTCCAAGGCCTATTTCGATGGCATCGCGGAAGCTTTGGGCGTCGATGACAGCAGGTTTCAGATCAGCCCGCACATTGCCGAGCCGGTCAAGCACGGGCGCATAACGATCCAGGTTGTCGAGCAAGAAGCTCGACCGATCGGTGAGATACTTGAGCCCATAATCGCGGACATCATGACCCGTGTGGAGAAGGCCGCATGAGTTTGGCCGATCCCGAACCGATCAACCCGCTGGTCAATGTCGAGGCAGAGGCGGCGCTTCTTGGCGCCCTCATGCGCGACAATCGTCATATTGACGGCGCGGCGGACAAACTGCGGCCAGAGGATTTTGCCGAGGCTGTCTATGGCCGTATCTTTTCCGCCATCGTATCCGAATATAGCCGTGGCCGACCGGCAAACCCGGTAACGCTCAAGACAATCCTTGCCGACGATCCGACGCTCACCGCTATGGGAGGCGGAGCATATCTGGCTCGCCTGACCGGCAGTGAGGTCGCCTTGATCGGCTCGGATGGTTTCGTAGGCCAGATTTCCGAACTGGCGCAGCGCCGCCGTCTGATTGAGGGATTGCAGCGCACCATCGGCCTGGCAGCCAATCCCGAAACCAACGCGGTCGATCTGATCGACGCCGCCGACGCGGCATTGCTTGAGGCTTCGACGAAGGGTGATCCGGTACGATCATTCTCGCTCGGAACTGCTCTCAAGACCGTCACGTCAGGCGATAACGACAATATCCGCGCTATATCGTGCGGGGTGATCCCGAGCATCGATCGTCTGCTTGGCCGTCCTCGCATGTCGGATCTGGTTATCCTGGCGGGTCGCCCCGGCATGGGCAAGACCGCCGCAGCCATCAGTTATGCGCTTGGGGCCACCAAGAACGGTCATGGCGTAGCTTTCTTCACATTGGAAATGAGCGCCGAGCAATTGGCTGGCCGGATGGCTGCCGACCTGTGCTTCAATGGTCATGGCGGCGTACCCTATGAAGGAATACGCAACGGCAACCTGACCACGGAACAGCGAATGACGCTAGCCCGCGTTCAACGGGATGCGGAAGGGCTGCCTTTCCAGATCATCGACGCCGGCCATTTATCGGTTGGTGGATTGGCCCGACGTGTTCGCCGCTGGAAACGCCGGATGGAAGCCAAGGGGCAAAAGCTCGAGTTGGTGATCGTCGATTATCTCCAGCTGCTTTCGCCGAATACCAAGAGCGACAACCGCAATGACGTGGTGGCCGAGATCAGCCGCGAGTTGAAGGCCATCGCCAAGGAAAACCAGTGCGTCGTCATGGCGCTGTCCCAGCTCAACCGCGCCGTCGAGCATCGCGCCGACAAACGCCCGACCTTGAGCGACCTACGGGAATCCGGCCAGATCGAACAAGATGCCGATGCGGTCATGTTCCTGTTCCGCGCCGAATATTATCTGCGCCAAGCCGAGCCGGACCAAGACGACGAGAACCGCGGCAAGTGGGAACAGAGCCTGGCCGCCTGTCAGAACCGCATTGAGTTCATCTGCGCCAAAAACAGGCACGGCACGATCGGCAATGCCTATGGCGAGTTCTGGGGCGGGAACCAGGCGGTGCGCGGATGAGCCTGAATACCGCTCAGCTCGAATATCTGTCGGAGATGGGCTTGAGCCTCGCCGACGTGGTGGAATTGTCGCGTCTCGGTGACGGTGAGCCGTCATCTGCCGCAGTCCGCCAGAAGCGATATAGGGACAAAAAACGTAACGAACGTGACGCAACGCGTGACGTAACGCCCCCCCCTATAGAAGATCATACCCCCCCTTCCGAAGCTAAAGCTTCGGTCGCCGAGGCGACGGGTGGTGAGCAAATCGATCCCGCCAAGCAGCTTTTCGACCTGGGCATCGAGCTGATGATGCGCACAGAGGCCATGACCGAGAAGCAGGCCCGGAACTACATCGGCGGATTGCGGAAAGACCACGGCGAACTGAGCGCCCTGCAGGCCGTGATCGAGGCCCGGATGAAGAATATTTCCCGGCCTGTCGAGTGGCTACCGAAACGCTGCAAAGCACATGGGCCACCGAGCGGAAATCTCGACCAGCTGTTCAAATCCGCTAACAAATTCAATCAGGTAGCAGCATGAACCCCATACTGAACCGGGATTATGGAGGAGAAGGGTGATGATTGTTCAAGTTCTCCACCCCGTCACGAACAGGTGGATAAAGGTGTCCACGCGGACTGGTCGCATCATCGCTACAAAGCGATCCCATGGGCCGTGGAAGGGCATACAAGTTTGGGTGCGCCCGTGACCGTCATAAGCCTTTCCGAGCGCCGCCAGCCAGTTCGCTACACGATGCATGTTACCCACCATTGGGACGGCACGCTTGAGCTGTTTGTCGAGGATGTCGGTGACGACCAGCGTAGTCGCGATGCCGCTGCCAATGCTCTCCGGCGAGCTGCAGATCTTGTCGAGCGAGGGGATGGACGATGCGAATTTTAATCGAGATCGACCGCACCAGCCGGGATTTTGGGAGGGAGTGATGAACTTGTTGCGCATAGCCATCCGCGCGTTTGCGAGGGGGATCGGTTGGACGCTTGGCAAAGATATTATTCGAAGGATTGTGTTATGAGGGGCA